GTCCTCCAGCGGCTTCGTCCCGACCTTGTCGAGGAGAACGCCACGGAAGGCGTCGAGAGCCACGCCGTCGTGGATGGCCTTCTCGGCCAGCTCACGCTGGTTGTGGCGGGTACCGAGTTCGAGGATTGCGGCCACGCGGCTGCGCTCCTCACGAGCCGCATCGGCAGCGGCATTGCTCAATTCGAGAGACATGGTGATTTCCTTTGACGCAGGCGCGTCGTTGATTTCCAAAGAACGACCGACACCCACAGAGGCATCAGCCGGAATCGACACGGACGAGATTTCCAGCGGCGTCCAGCGGACCGCTCGGTAGGTGTCAGCCTTCCCGCGGTCGCCTTTTTCCACCTTCCACTCATCCACGACATAGCCGACCGACACATTCGTGCGAATGCCGTCCGCTACGTCTTGCAGGATTTCCTGAGCCCGTGCGCTTCTCCCGAAACGCACCCGCGCCCGCGCCATGCGGTCTGCGCCCATCGTCACCTGCTCCACAACGCCCACCACATCGGAGGGGTTGTGGTCCACCAGAAGCGGCGCTCGTCCGCTGTTGATGAATCCCATTTGCATTGCGCCCTGACCGTGGTCGAGGATTTCAATGCCATATCCGCGCTCGACCGGAGCCTCGGAGGAGAACGCCATCTCCACCGTCCGCTGGTCGAGGTTCACGCCCCGGCTGTCGATGACCGCCGAGCGCATCTGTCGCTGCCCAAGGGGAGCCTTCCGGGCGCTGGGGTCCGCGAGGACGGCCAGCAGTTTCCCGAATTCCTCCGCCGTGGGAGCCTCGATCTCGACCGAGACCTCCGGCGCTTCGGGAGCCTCGGGTGCTTCCGGAGCCTCCGGGGCATCGGCCGTCATTTCGCCCTTGGCGAAAGTGACCACAAAGCCCTCCTCGGTCTCCTCAACCGCGAGAATGTGTCGCTTTTCGATGTCCATTATTGACCTCTCGTGTTCCTCAATTCGTGCATTCGCCCAAGCCTTGCCGGCGTCACCGCCCCACAAAGCCCAAGCGATCCGCCCAGCGGAGGGGTATCCCTCCTCGCCGGGGCTGAAGCCCTGTCCCTGCTTGTCCACCTCGTGACGGGCGAAGTAGGACCGCATCCGGTAGACGGTCTCGACGGAGAGCATCCGCCGATTGCTGATGTCCCGCGCCCGAGCCACGCCAACGGCGGTGCCACCGCGTCCGAATTCCTCGCGCCAGTCCAGCCCACGCTGGGCCTCGGCGGCCATCTCCTCAGTCGGGCGCCAAGGCATCAGGGTGCGCTCTGCTGTGGCAGGGTGATGCCGTAGGAGGCGAGCAGTTCCTGCTCCGCCTGGCGCTCGCGGATAACGTCCTCGATGTCGAGGCCGCGCTCCGCCAGAGCCTGCGTATTCGTCATCAGCCCGTTCTGGATTGCCGTGACGGTCGCCTCGATTTCGTTCCGCGGGTCCACCCACAGCCAGCCGCGAGGCACCCACTGGTTCAGCGAGAACTTGAAGTATTTAGATGCCGGCAGGTTCACCACGCCGCCGTCCAGCGTCTGCCGAAGCCATGCGAGGTACACCGGCTGGCAAAAATGCTCAACCATCCACCACTGGATCGTCCGCCAGTGGTCGCGCTCCTCCAGCAAGCCCTGCCGGATGGAACTATAGGAGACCGCCTCCAGATTATTGGAGAGGCTGGTATAGCTCACACCAAGACCCGAAGCGATACCGCGCAACATTGCCGCCTCAAACGCTGCGAAGGCGGTGGACGGATGCTGCGGGTCGAAAGGCTTGAAATCGACGCCCTGCGGGAGCTGCTCAAAGGTTCCCGGCGAGACATCCATCTGGATTCGGCCCTGATCGTCGGTGCCGTCGCCGATGTAGTCGTCACCTGCCGGGGTGGTGAAAAAGCCCATCTTGGCGGACGAAATGCGAGCCGCGACCAGTTCCGCCTCCTCGTAGCCGCCCAACATCTTCAGGCGGGTCATCGCCGTCGCCATCCATGGATAGCCGCGAGTCTGGCCGGGGCGCAGCTTGCGGTAGGCGTGAATCATTTGTTCGGCGGGGATGCGCTGGCGCTGGACGCCATAGCCCGCTGCGAACTGGTAGTCGTCAGGGTGCTTCTGGTCGACGTAGTACGCGACCGGCCGTCCGCCCTTGTCGATTTCCACGCCCATCCGGATTTCATTTCCACCGGATGCCACACCGTTGTATTCGACATCTACGCGATCGGGGTCGATGAACTGGAGCCGGAACCGCCAAGGATTCGCTGCGTCCGTCACCTTCAGGACGAAGCATTCGCCGTCCCGAGCCACGGATTCGATAAACATCCGCTGCGCGTCCAGCCAGGTCATCTGCCCATCCACGGTGCAGACGCCCAGTTCGCCCCAAGCCTTGAAGGATTCCTCAAGGATGCTGTTCGCGGTCTGGTCGAGAGGTCCGCCGAGGTCTCGCGCTCGGACTTGAAGCTGGATTCCCTTCGCACCGACCACGTTCGTCGTCGTCATGTCGAGGAAGCGGCGGGAATAGTCATTGTTAATGGCCAGTTCCCGCGAACGAGCGCGAAGTGTCTTGAGCGTATACCGCAGCTCGTGGTCCGCGCTCTTGCTGGTCGTCAGCCAGTCAGAAAAAAGCCGCCCAGTGGAGGCGGCTTCAAACTGCCGGCGCTTCGGCGCAGGCTTTCGTCGGAACAGGTCCCAGAGTTTCAATTCGTGAACCTCACGAGGATTTTAGAGTTCACGCCTTTGCCGTTGGCGATGTTCTCGGCGCGGCGCTCTTTGGCGACCTCGGCGAGGTAGTAGTCCCGCCACTTCACCAGCTCATCAGGCGACATTTTCGAGAGCGAGCGGCCCGCGATGGAATAGGAGAGGACATCCGCGTCCGCTCGATTCGACAGCACCAGCTCGATCTTGTAGACCATCTGCTCGGCATGGGTGCGCGGGTCATCGTTGGATGTGACGCGGTTTGGATAAACCGTGACCGTGCCAGTGCCGATTTCTATGCGCTGGCTGTCCGAGGTGCGCGTGATGAAGGCGTACCAACGGTAATCCGAATGCGTGTAGCCGTCGGTCGTGGCGCTCGGAACTTCGACAATGTACTCGTCGCCGACTTCCGTGGCCGTAATATCGATATGCGTATTGCCTGCGTGCAGGTGACGCAGGACGTAGCTCAGGCTATATGAGGCGGTCGGATAATCGCTGGCGAGGTCCGTCCGCTTCCACATCCAACGGTCGCCGACGTACAGTTCGGTCGGCTCCGATGTAGGGTAATTGGCGCGGTCGAAAAGATTCGCCATCAGATCGCCTCCTGCACCATCTGTAGACCTAACCGCGCAAACGCCGTGAACGGCTCCTGCTGCGTGACATCCGCCGTCGCGTATACCGCGTCAATCTCAGCCTGCGTCACGCTCATGCCCGCAGCCACGCACATCTGGTAGCACAGCACCGGGTCGCCGGGGCTGCTGCCCGTCTGCACCCAGTCGCCGGTCTGCGAGTCCTGCTCCCACATCTGCTCAGGAACGAGCATGGCGAACTCAGGCGAGATGAGGCCGGTCGAGACGTAGTGCGTCGCTGGCGCGGTGCCCGTCGCAGACAGCCCCGTGAGCCACATATTCTGCCCGCCACTCGGCGAGAGAGTCGCGGCGATGTCGCGGGCCAGCGGCGCGGTGGCGGCGGTCACGATGAGCGTGCGGAAGTCCCAAGCCATTACAGGGTCACTCCCATCTTTGCCGCCATCCAGTTCTTCAGGCTGTCCTTCTGGGCAGCCGTAAGAACCGCATCAATGACGACAACCCCGTAATTTCTTGCCGGACTGAAAAGACCGGCTGGGCGTGTTTTGCCAACGAAGATATTTGCGCTGGTTCCGAAAGCGTTTGTGTTTGCGATGGTAGTCGCTGTGCCGCCGTTAACTTGATGAGTGACGAGCGACGTTTCAAACTGCGCCAAAACAAACTTGTTGCCCGACACATTAATCTGGGGGGACGGAATGTCAGTCGCGTTTCTGTCATTCGCATCAGACCCAGTTGGGCCCAAATCTCTTAACTGCTTGTATTGAGAATCGCTCTGTGCAACCGAAACAACTCCACGTGTAGCGGAGGTCGTATCATTGTTCATGCCCACCGCAATGGTCAGCGGGTACGCGCTCTGCACATACGCAGCGCCAAGGAAATCGTCTACGCCGTCAAACGCCAAATACGGAGCGAACCCCGCCGTCGCGTAGTCCGTCGCCGCAGCGATTCGCTGGTAGGTGCCGGCGGAGGAGCCGGGGACAAGTTGAGCGCCCCAGACATAGATGCCGTCTGTTCCGTTACCAGCCCAGCTAATTGAGGATGGCTGTCCGGTTGTGTAACTGTCAGGCAGCGGCCAAAAACCAAGGTTTGGAGGTATGGCACCCGGATAAACAAAAGTAACTACAGCCCGATACCAACCGGGGGAACCAGAAACGGCAGTAATCGACGAAGAGGAAATCGTTACGCCGCCCGCGTTACCGGATTCAATTACGGTCGCGGTGGAGATATTGAAAGAAACATACGCGCCAGTGCTAAGAGACTCTCTGAGCGCAAACTTCGTATACCCACCAGCGTACACATACAGCGAGCAGGTATAAGTTCCTGCGGCAGACGCCAAAGAGCTAGTGTTAATAGCGTAATGATTTCCGCTGACGTTGGTTGGCCTTACTAAGTCAGCAGTTAACGTGCCGTCTGGCGCTGTCAGTACATTGACCCAAGACCCAGTAGTAACAATGCCGCCTTTGTTCCACGCTGCGTTATCAACTTGT